TCTAGTGCCGATAACAAGCGAAGCGAGAGCAGCACGAAGTTCTGTATCAGCCGTGCCAGAAGCACGAGACATCGCTTCAATCAATGCTTCTGTGGTTGCGACAGTTGCCGATGAAGCACCAACTACATTTTGTAAAGTTTGCGCCAACTTTGCTTGCTCAAGTTCGTCAGCAGCAGCAGCCTCAGCAGCCCTAAAACCTGCGAAAGCCAAACCACCAAGCGCAGCAACAGCAGGCAGAAACGCTTTCTTCAGCGCAAAAGAAGCCTTCTCAGTTGAAGTTTCTAGTTTCTTGAACTCAGCGATGGCTTTAGATATGCCCTTCGCATCAAAATCGGTGAGTATGTTTATGCCAACAGCCATCAGTTACCTATATGCCTTGTCCATTAATTCGTTTCGTAGTGTAGCCATCAACTTCTTTGACAACTTCAATAATTGCGTTTTCAACCATATTCTGATTTTTTTTAACAGAAGTAAACAGTCGGCGTGATCGGAAACCATCACCCTGACTTTTAACTTTAGTGTGTTTGTCAAGGTTCATAATAAACTGCAAAGATTTATTAGGTATGCGTTCACCTTTGGGTTCACCTTTTCGGTTACGATAGCCAACATTTTTCATACGAGAACCAGCCGTGTCAAAAATCTGATTGCCTCCGTCCATTTGTTGGATACGCAAGATGCCCATTTGCCCTCTGGCGTTTTTTCGTTGCATACCAACTGGAACAGCCTTGATTCGGCTTTGACCAAAAGCAGGAAATCTTGAATCGCCTCTGCGCCCACCTGAAGTATGCCAGTTGCTTTTATTTCTGAATGGGGATTGAGGAAAGTCTTTGTTCACAACTTGCACTAAAGGTTCAGCAGCATCAGCCAGTTTCTTCTTGAACTCATTAAATAGTTCTTTTTCGTAGTTCTTTAGATAAAACAGTGTCTCGTTTATCCCGTAGAACTTGATTTCGTTTGCCATAGGCGAACATCATACAACTATCTGCGCTTACGATTCGCCTGCTTAACAAGCCAACGCTGATACGCCAACATCGTTTCAAGCATTTCTTCGCTCTCATTCAGAAGCAAAGACGGCGCAATATGGTATTCGTGTGCTAGGTGAGCGATTAGCCAATGCGCTGAATCGTCACCAAACTTTATTCTTTTGGGGAATCACCTTCATCTGCTGGTGTAACTTGTGCGACTGTAGCAATCCAATCAGGGTCAAACTTCAGTTTCGTTTTCTGTCTGTGTGTGAGAGCAGACCAAGCAAGCCAAGCAAGATCGGTTAAACGCATCTCTGTTTCTAAGCGCACAACGCTTCTTTGCCAAGTTCGTTCAAAGCCAACGAAGTCAGCAAATACTGCTTCAACAGTCTCAATCGTGCCGTCTAGATATTCAACTTTCAACGCAATTTTCATTGTGATCTCCTTCTAATTGTTGTTTATTAGGCTGTTGCCTTTGTTAAAACTCCACCAGTAAATGAAAGACTTGTCATCGCTAATTCGCCAACAGCACCAGCGACAGGTGTGTGCGCTGCGAGGAATGTATCAGTCAAAGTGTATGAAGGGTTAGTAGCCGACACAGCACCCGAAGTTGGTTTAATCACAACAGTTGTAGTCGTGCCAACGAGAGGGAAGATAGTCGCTTCAACATTTGCTGCTGCAAAATCTTGCATCAAATCAATATCAAGCGAGTTGTTCTGCAATCCACCTGTGAACTTATGTCCAGTCATTCCGAATGCTGTTACCTCAACGCTGTCCTTTTCATAATTGAGAGTAACTGTGTTTGAATGATCGCCCAGCGAAACGCTGTTGATTGTGATTGAAGCATCTGTCAAAACTAAAACTGCCATAATTATTTATCGCTTTCTTTCGTGTCCTGTTTAGGAACTTTAACATTAACTTCTGCCAAATGTCCACCATCAACAAGAGCATCAATGTTGAAACCTTGAAGATCATCTGCGCTAAGAGTCGCACCTTGTTTGCCAAGAGTGCAATTTTCGCTCATCACTTTATAGTTTGCCATTATCTGTCCTATCCGTGAACTGTTACTTGGAATTGTATTTGTAAAAACTCTGCGTCAGCAGAACTTAAACTCGTTATGTTCGCCCCTGATGGTAGCACTAAAGTTTTACAAACGCCACCAAGCGTCTTGTCGCCTTCTATCGCTGCACGAATACTTGTAGCACCTGAATAAGAAAGATAGCCGTCAAGGATTGTGAAAGCGTTACGATCAACATATCTGCCGACCACCACATTGATAGTCCAGTCCATTACGACATCGCCACCAGAAAAAGCCCTGTGATATTCAATCCGATTCAAAGTAGGGAACGCTAAAGGCGGATTAAGTTGCTCAGGCTGATAAGCCGTGCTACGAAGCCCCGAAATCGTTGCTAGGCGTGTAGCAAGCCCCGAAGCAACTTGAGAAACAGTGGCAGGCATTAAGCGATACCAAACTTGCGATATGGCGAAAGAAGATCTCGCACATCGGGATCAACTGCCCGAACCGTTATCGCCATATCTGCGAAACCGACAACACCTAAAGCAGCGTTAAGGCGAGCGAACTGGCGCATAGCAAGCAAGATGCAGGCTTGGTTTACATCGTCAGGGATAGAAGCCCAGCCCCAAACTGTGGTGACTTGGACAGTTTCAAATGATGGCAAAGTAAACAAAGGGAATGTTGCACCGCCGACCATTCGTGCCGACTCGTATGGTCGTGAGTAGATCGGCACATTTCTTGGTTGTAAAACATAATCTGTGCCTTGAGTCAAAGTTGTTGCATAAGTTCCGTTGGCTTCCGAATCAATCTTGATTGTGATAGTTGTGGTCGCCACATCGTTAGGGAACACAAGCAAGTATTCGTCATAGGGATACATTGGAACAGCCGTGCTTGCAGTTTGATAGAAAAATCTGCCTGTGTAGCCGTCAATTCTGCGTGAAGCCGACTCAATCGCACTCTCTAAAAGCGTGTCATCAGTTGAATCGGTTATCCGCAACGCAGATTTCAACTCCGCCAAAGTGCAATAACCATTTGTGATCGCCATAAATTATGCTTTCTTTTTCTTACCACGCTTCAAAACAGTTTTCTCAACCTCAGGCTGAACGCTTGCTGTCTCAATTTCTGCTTCAGAACTCTCATAATTCTTGTTAAATCCAGCGTCTTTTAACGCTAAATCAATCTGTTTTACACGATCTGTTAAGCCTCTACGCTCACAACCAGCCCGTTCTTGCAATAGTGCATCAATGTATTTGCTCATTTTTACTCCGTAAATGCTAAAGGTTGCTGACACCCCGAAGGATATCAGCAACCTTTAAGCGATGTCTGACTAGATCAGAAAGTTGGTGCTGCTAAACCAGTTCCAATAATTTCTGCCCAAGCCTTCGGATAACGGCGAACCGTGAATGCTGAATATCCGTAAACAATCATCGTTACATCAAGTTCAGCAGCCTTTGGTTGCTCAAAGCGCAACATCATTGGCTCACCCGAACCCTGTTCCCACAGGTGAAGTTCTTGTGTGCTTCCGATATAGATTGCGTCTTGATCTCCGTTGAGGTCAGTTGGCACATTGGCATCGGTTACTACAGGCAAGCCTGCGATTGTGTAACCAGAGTTGCCGTAAACAACTGAACCAGCGCCAGTAGCGACTGTGTTCATTGGGTTGTTTGATTGTGGCAAAGCCAATGGGCGGTTAGTGCTATCAACTGCTGCCAAGATGAAAGCAAGACGGCGTGGGTGCATTACAACCACATTTGGTCCAGCGTAGAAACTTGTCTGAATCTTCTGGATTGCGTCAAGAATCTTTGGATACAACTCAGCCACAGATGGCGAAGCGTCTGTGTAAGTAACGCTATTGCCGTTACCAACTTTGACTTCGTTTACAACTGCTGCGTCAAGTGTGGTGTGGTATGCCGAAACAAGGTCAGCCATAACCAGCGAGTCAATTCCTGTGCCACGCTCAAGTGCTTGGCGTGAAACATTCTGCTGACCAGCATAGGTGTTTACCGAGATGTCCAACTTTGTGTCGTCCATATTGGTTTCTTGAACTGCTGCGCCTTCAGTTTGTGCTGCTACTGCTGAACCAGTTGTCACTTTGCTGATGCTAAGTGTCAAACCTGCTGCTGGCAGTTCGTGCTTACGGGCAACATCTGCTGTTGGGCGACCTGCACGGGCAAACGGTGCTGCCAATTCGGTCAAGTATTGTGGCACGATCAAACCAGCGAAGTTGCTGCTGGTTACATCACGGCGTTCAATCTTTTCCTCGTTCATATGACGAGCAAGACGCTGCTGTGCTGAGAAATCGTTGCTGAATTGCGCTGCGTAAGCATCTTTCAAAAACGAAGCCTCTGATTGTGGCGAGTAGGTGCGAGCCTCTGACTTGACGACTGTTCCACCTACAGCAACATCAAACTTCTTTTCTTTACGAAGTTCTGCTGCTTCTGCTGAACGCTTTTCAAGTTCAATGTGCTTTTCAATTTGTTCATCAAGTGAACGAACCTCAGCGAGTGATGCTGTGATATCTGCATCTTCTTCAACTGTCAGTTCTCGTGCGTCTGCTGTTGCTGCTGAAACGATTGCTTCAGCCTTTGCAAGTGCAGCGTCACGCTTTTCAATAAGTGTTTTGCTGAATGACATTATGACCTCCAATGGTCAATCGGTTTATGTTTTATCCGAGTGATAAGACCAGTGACCAAATCGGTCGGCTGTTTAACGGCTGCGTAACTTCTCTACTGCGATCTGCGATTTTCGCAAACGCATTAAAGAAGTCGCTGGAATGGTAACAGACGAATTACGGTTGCGCAACTCGGCAACTGTTTCCTCGTAGGCAGGGAATGTAACTACGCTGACATCAAATAATTGAACTTCACGAAGTTCACGAACCGAACGATCATCTGACCAGTTATCTTTGATAGTTCTGAAAGCGAAACTCATTTGTGAGAGATCGCCTCGTTTCATCGCCGAGATAATACGGGCAGCGTCAGGGTTGCTTGGGTCAAGATCTGCTTCTACACGCAAACCACGATCATCTTCTTCAAGAGCGAGAGTGCCTGACTTTGATCTAGCCAAAGGCACACCCTCGTGGTCAATCAACAAACGAACATCTGCGCCATCATTCAAAGTTTTACTGAAAGCACCACGCTTAACATATTCCACGAATGGCATCGGTTCTGAAGGCGAATCAAAAACTGCTGCGTAACCAATCAATGTGTTGCCATCACCTTCTGCACGAACCTCAAGATTGCTATACGCAATAGTTCGTTTCTCGTCAATAGGTTTAGCAATCCAATTAAAAGTTTCGCTCATAGTTACCTCACATTACTTTGTTTCGTCTAAGTTTGCCACAACT